CTGCAAATTGAATGTAAACCACGCGTGCCGTCCCAGAACGGCGCAAGCAAAACAAAACACAAGCCAGAACTACATGGCGTGCGAAAGTGCCATAAGACCCCCAGCGAGGCCCCCCGACGCGTATCCAGTGAGTCCGCTGGCGGCGGCTCGCAGAATTGTTGCGGCAGGGAACGAGCGGGCTACATTGGCCACCTTTTCCCAAGTACTGATAGACGCGGGTGGAGATGGCTTAGCAAAAGCTGCCATAACTCCAACCCTAGGGACCAGTTCCATACAACTACGGATCTCAACGGTAATGGAAGCACTCGCGTCAAGACCAGAGTAGTGGAAAACTGTAAGGGGCACTGTGTTGTCGAAACCACAGGTAAGTCCTTCGTCGGTACGCGCTCCGGCGCTAGTCAAAAAGTAAGGTACGATTTCATTATAGCGACTCTTTTCTATAGTGCCACGGTACTCAGGCTTACAAGAAGCTGAGCGTATAGACAGTGGTGCGCGGGCAGGACCAGTAAACCTTCCGCTAATCCCCAGGGCTGTGGCTCCCGGGTTGACGTCAGTCAGGTCGAACCGTTGCAGGTCCACTGTGTTAACCGTTTGCGTACCAATTGGCACTATGTTTGGAGTAGCTTTGTATACGCTAACAACGCCACCATTGTACATCGAACTGCCGGTGAAAGTTGACTCGGCGGAGATTACAAGGCCTCGATATTGGCCGATAGAGTACGCTCCCATAAATTCACCGTCGACGGGATAGGAAGCGTTCTCCTGAAAAGGCAATATGGAGAACGAGGCTGGCGCAACAGCCATATTGACTGCTGAATCCACCCAAGTGTATGCTAGCGAGCTAGTGCCGCTGTATTGTGGCACAGCTATAGATGAAACCGAACCCTGCTGTAGGGCTAAACAACCGAAGGGACTCGAAACCAACGCGAACTTGATTGTACCAGAGCTCGGCGTAATGGTGAATACCTGTTTGAAATCGACCACAATGGACCTGAGAGGCGAGCCGTCAGGAAACCCCATGCCGCCTGGCGACGCACTAGGCGGCGCCAACATGCAGGCTATGTAAGGATTCTTAGACGCATCGACACCCGTTTGGTTCCTAGATTGCATCGTGTTTTGCAAGCGACGTTTCGGCCGCGTAACGGACGGTTTAGGTCCGGGAAGATTTTGGAGTTGGCCGGCCGCCCTTTTTCTCTGGCGTTGCCGTCTTTTCCGTTCTCGAGCCGCTGCTGTCGGCATTTACTTGAGCACTCTTCGGCGTGCGAACCCACTTGACGTTAGTGTTAACGTTTTGTGTCGCCCCAGAGCCGGTTGGGGCAGGGCCTCTAGGGCCGTTCGACGTAGCTTTAGCCCGGTTGTCCCGATTGGGGCATTTGGGCACGGGCACTCGAGTATCTGATCCGAGAACTGCTTTCGTGGTTCTGGCTATGCTTTTGTGCTCGGACTTGGTGATTCTCCCAGTGACTTTGTTATCGTCATATCTGAGAGCCTGTCCGTAGCTGAGAGCTATACCGTCATACACGAAGCGGGGATGCAACACTGGATCCGGGAGTCTGAGAACCCCGTTCAAATCCGCCAGCGTCTTGGCCTCGCGGACCAGTGCTGTAGTGTCGTCCAACTCTTGCACGCTCAGGCCTAGCAGACTAGCATAGACCGCGCGTACATTTGGGGGGAAATCGTCGTTGGGCCAAGCCTCAGAAACTTTTGCTCGGGATTCGACTAGCAGCCATTGTCTGTCGATCTGAGCATCAGCTAGATCACAAACGGTGCCGTCTTCCGTCTCGAGCTTCTTGAGACTCTTGAGAACATTGCGACCCACCTCACTCAAACCCAAAACTTTACGGCAGTACGCCCCCAGCAAGGGAGAGTTTCCGTCCGTAACCAGGTAGCAACCCAACTTGGCCGCATACCTCTCCTGAGCATTGGCGCCCTTGGAGATCAGGTTGATCTTGGTCCAGACCCGCCCGGGGTCCTGGAATGAGGAGGTCTCGTCGTTGTCCGACGGCAGAAAGACGCGCCCGACAAAAGTCAGGTACGGTCGATCCGGAGTGCAGGCCTCAACACACTTGAGATTTTTCATCCCAATTTCGTCACACACACGTGCCATGGTCGAAGACACCTTGTCGTCGCCAACTAGCACTCCGTCATCCCCATAGGCCAAGTAGGGCACCGTAAAGGCAGCCTGTGGCGAATATCCGCATTCGCGGTAGGTGATGTACTGGATGAGCATGTGTTTGAATGTGTTCATAATAGGGTGAGGCTAGACCCGGACAGTAAACTGCCGCCAGGTTCATATGTTCCCGATCCTGTTGTTGCTTCGACGTTAAAAATTTCCTTGTATACCAGTTCGGCCGCTTCGCGGTCCTCGAAGAACCAACCAAAACAAACAGTTTCCCAGGTGCGCATGCACCTGGACTGCTGGCCGTCGTACCTACTGAAATCGGTCTCCCATAAACGCGACCCGCTTTTGATCAAGCCGGCGATCGTGCCAGCTATCTTGCGGGGCGTCCTGCCCGGCATGTACTGGTCCAGGGAGCACAAGACATCCTTGAACCGGTAAGCATACGGGGCTAGTTTGGAGAGATGGTTATCATCGGTAGGCGAAATGTTGCGCTCATCACCGGGTTTAACATAGACTTCCTTCTTAACAAAAGCCTTCACTTTAACAGTTTTGGATGTCGCCGAGGACAGCGCTGTGTCAACGGCTGCTGCTATTTTCTCGGCGGTTTTGGCTCGCTCAGTACGGGCCAAAATCTCATCCATAGTGTAGGGCTTGAGGGAATTTCTCTGGACGTTGGTGCGTTCACCGATTAGTTCCAGGAATTCCTTAAGGTAGTCGTCAAACTTGGGTGGGAGGGGCTTGCTATTGTGTACCTGGGATATACGCGTTGTAACCGCGGCAGCATCGGAACACCGGTCGTTGGTCGGTGTCGCTGCGGGGGCAGTAGAGGGCCGGGGCTCCATCTCATAGTGGGTGGTTTTCATGTTGGTAGAGAAGTAGCCGCCATCGGGCTTCTCCATCAAAGAGGCATAGACCACCGTTGATGGCAGCGTCTGCTTCTTGAACCTACTAGATATCCACTCTGAGAAGTACTGGAGATCGCCTTCGATCCAGTCCTCACTGTGATTTTTAAGAAACGTGTATGTCTGACTGGCACTGACAGTCTTTGCTCCCTCGGCCGACAAGCAGATCGTCTGCCAGAGCCTGGCACGAAGCCGGAACTCTAGGTTGCCGTCTGTTATCAGCAACGAGTCACCATTTTGGACTATGGGACTCGGCGCTCTTTTCCGAGTGACGTGGTGTGCTCCTTGGAAGACTCGCTTGAACTTTGGGCAGTCAGCCACCGAGATCGTATTTGGCTGTAACCAAATGACCTGGTGGGTGCTGTTGTTGTTCGGGCGGTGCCTTTCAATGGCGTAAGAGAAATGCATCCCAGCGTGGTCAAATACTACATAACTGGCACTGCCGTAATCCCACAGCAGGTGTTTGTAGTCTTCGCCGCCACTCACCGAATACGTAACGTTTAGAAGCCCAGCACCATCGGCGACGATATTCCATGAACTTTCAGGAGTATGGCCGCTGAGGGTGTGGGGGTTAAACGTATATAGTATCATCGGGACCATCTGACTTGCCAGCTCGTTCATGTCTAAATAGTAATCCACATCGATCAACGTGATAGCGTCTCTAGGACCTATCAAGTCGTTGCGGGAAGGATACATAAAGTCACGAGGCGAGAACAAACCATGATAGCCTGGTAGTGGCTGACCGGTCAAGGTCTTGCTGCGTAGTGTTCTCCTACTTGAGGAAATATCGTATGGCCTGTAGTCGCGGCGTTTCAACAACCCCACAGCACCAAGGTGCACACCTCGACGTTCAGCAGCCAAGATCGGATGACCATGGGTTACTTTGTCGTGGCAGGGGGCTGGTTGAGGCTCGTCAACCCAGGCTTTGCGATGAAAATGTCGAAACCGCTCTTCATGTATATCGCCGAAGAACATTAACGGTTTCCTGGCCAAGCTTCTCCACTTGGCTCTGAACCACAACCCAATCGTGTTGTACCTATGTCGATCGCGGGATATGACCACCGGAATTCCCCAGACGCTGAAGTCGGGTACCCCAATAACCTGCTCCTCAATGTTGCCCCCGTGGAAGAAAACACGAAGCGCGTAGGCTGTCATAGCGCAAACTACTAAGAACATGAACAATACTAAAGGCTGCGATAGTGTGCTAGCTGCGATATTGCTAGCGATTGTGTCGGTTGCGACCAGGAACCGTCCGGCATCCAATATTTTAGATGCTGTGTAGTTGCTGACGCATAAAGACGTGTGCACCGCAAATTGGCTGATGCGTGCTGCGATTGTTGCTAGTGTCAACATGCTGAATTCGACTTGCAGTTATCGAATCTAGTTAAAATCAATATCGCAAATATTGAAGTGGACCCTCTACGGTGGGCTAACCGACTATGGAAT